CGGTGATGATATCACCATTGGCTTTGACGGTAGCCGTATCAATGATGCCACCGCTCTGATCGGCTGTCATGTTGAGACAGGCTTTACATTCAGCCTAGGCATCTGGGAGACGGATGACGGCCGTGTGCCAATTCCGGTACATGAAGTCAGCGCCGCTGTTGAGGCCGCAGCCAAGCGCTGGCACGTGTGCGCATTCTTTGCGGATGTAAACGAGTGGGAAGAGCACACCAAGATTACCTGGCGTGATATGTTTGAGGATGAGTTGCCAGTCTGGGCGGTACCAGCCGGGCGCGACCCTCAGCCCGTAGCATGGGATATGCGTTCTCATATTGCTGAGTTCACCATGGCCTGTGAAATGGTGCTGGGCGAGATTGAGAGCGGGACGTTCGTACACGACGGCGACAGCTTTCTCGGCCGCCATGTCGTAAACGCCCGGCGTCGGCCGAACCGCTGGGGCATCAGCATCGCCAAGGAGAGCCCAAAGTCATCGCGTAAGATTGACGCGTGTGTAGCGATGATCATAGCTCGCCACGCGCGGAGGCTGGTCTTGTCAAGCAAGAACTTCAAGGAGCAGAAGCGCGAGGCTGAGCGCGCGCAAAAGAGGACAGTCTGGAGTTTCAGCTAATGATGAGAAGATTTGAATGTTATCGTCCAAATCCGCCTGAGGGGTATCGAGAGCAGGGTGCTGCCAATGCGCCTGAAGAGGTTCAGTTTGAGGGCGTTGTATTCAGCGACGGCACTGTGTGTCTTCGATGGATGACACAATTCAGGTCTCACTCTGTATGGCAAAGCTGGGATGATGTCGAGAAGATACACGGTCATCCTGAATACGGGACAGAGATTAGGTGGCTGGACTTATGATAGTCGACATCCAAGATGTTAACGTTCTAGCCGAGCAGATGATGCAGCTCCGCGCGTCGGATCAGGTTCGACTTGACAAGATATCCAGGTACATGCGAGGCCGGCATGATAAGCCGTATGCTCCCAAGGGAGTCAATGCTGAGTACCGCTGGATCATGTCGAAGGCTAAGCGCAACTTTCTGCCGCTTGTCGTTTCAGTCATCTCGGAGAATCTACATGTAGACGGTTACAAGCCGTCTGGCGAGACGACCATTGAGACGGCATCGAGCATAGACACTGACCCAATGTGGAATACGTTCAGGGCTAACCGTATGATCTCACGTCAGCACGGTATTCACCGTTCTGTTAGCAAGTATGGGTCTGCGTATATAGTTGTCCTTCCCGGCCAGATGGCGCGGGATGAAGAGCTTGAGGCTGATGATGTGCCGGTTATGCGCCCAGTTAGCCCGCGCCGGATGACAGCCTTCTACGCTGATGATATAGACGATGAGTGGCCGCAGGTCGCAATTGAGGTACGTGTCACTGGTAACCCAATGCGTGTACAGGACCAGCGCGTGATCGTAACGCTGTATGATGACCAGACACGATATATCTTGGTCAGTAAGACTACTGGCATTGTGTCGAACGTCTCTCAGCTCAGTCTTCAGCTAGCCGCGCCGGATGATCCATACATCAATGGCATGTCCCCAATCATGACGCACGGGCTCGGGATTTGCCCTGTTGTCAGGTTCCTGTACGAAGCTGACCTAGACGGCGAGACTGACTGCTCAGGCGAGGTAGAGCCGCTCATCCCTGTCCAGGACCAGATTAACGCGACGACGTTCAACTTGATGATGGCCGAGCAGTACCAGGCATTCAAGCAGCGCTGGGTTACTGGTATGGCACCGTCCGACGAGGCAGGACGCCCCAAGCCTCCATTCCAGCCAGGCGTCGATCGCGTGTGGGCTGCTGAGGACCCGACCAGCAGGTTTGGTGAATTCAACGAGACGCACCTGGAGCCGTACATCAATAGCCGCGAGGCTGGCATCAGGCACATGTCGACAATCTCGCAAGTACCGCCGTATCATCTCCTTGGCCAGATTGCTAACCTGTCAGCAGAAGCCCTGGCCGCCGCGCGGGATGGGCTCGATCGCAAGGTCGAGGAGCTACAGTCTATCCTCACTGACCCGTGGCGCAATAGCTTCCGGCTCAATGCCCTGGCCGCAGGCGACAAGAAGGGATGGAATGACCTAAACGGCGAGGTAGTCTGGCGTAATACGAGCGCCCGGGCATTCGCTGCAACTATCGACGGGCTAGGCAAGGCTGCTCAGATGCTCGGCATCCCAGTTGAAGAGCTATGGCGTCTCATACCAGGCGCGACCGCCGACGATGTCAATTCCTGGGTACGCGCGAAGCAGGAATACAACGCGAAGGATGTCGTCAAGGACGCCGTGGCCGCAGCTCTACAGAGCCAGCCTCAGTACTCCAGTATCACGTCTAGCGTTGGTGGCGGTCCTGGAGGCGGTGGCGTTGAGGCTACCGTCCCGGTTCAGATACCAGCCGGTACTCAGGGCCGGATAACCAAGACGACGGGCTCGCGGTCGGCCCGGCCAGCTACTGGTGGCGGTGGTGTGAATGTCCATTAGCCAGGATACGACCTTCGACCGGACTCCGCAAACCGACCGGGACGCGATTAAGGGGCGCGAACGGCCTAGGGGTATACCGGAGGCCCGGAGCCCTGGTTCAAGAGGCCCTCGTGCCTACCGGTTCCTTGGCACGGGCACGTCCGGTCCTCTCGCGGCTATCGCCCCGAGTCCGCCACGGGCTCTGGATGCACATTACGAGTCCGACCAGGGTGCTGTCAGCGAGTACGTCAAGAACGCCATCCGGGCGATGTGGGATTCGCATATCGACCCTGACCGGTTCTCGGCCAGCTGGAAGGACATGGGTCCGATACTCAAGATACTCATTGCCCAGGCTTATGCGGGATCGGCCGGGAACGCTGCTGAGTATTATCGCAACCTACATGTCGTTCATGGACTCGACTACCCAGTTGTAAGACCAGCATCATTCAACGCCCAGCACCTCAACAGGATGACTGGTTCCGTTGCGAACGGGACATTCTACCATCACCTCAACACGAAGGGAGAGGAACCGGGCAAGGCGTCAGGGTTCGCGCGCAATACACTCTCTGGCGCCGGTGCCCGGTTTGCTCTGAACGGCGCACGGAATACGGTTACTGCGGCCGTAGCTCGCGACCCAGAAGCGACAGGCTGGGAAAGGCTGCTCAGCCCTGGCTCGTGTTCGTATTGTGCCGCTCAGGCCGCGAAGGGGCCATTTAAGCCTGGCAATACCAGCTTCCGCGCTCACGACTACTGTAGCTGTCTGGCTAAGCCCGTGTTGCGCGGAGTGAACGATGACAGCCCTAATGCGGAGCTACATGACCAGTGGAACCGCATAACAGAGACATTCACCGGCAAGGAAGCGAGAGCTGCCTGGGATCAATACTGGAGAGAACATGGCGACGACACCTAAGCATGAGACGGCCGAGGGGCGAAAGGCTGCAGCCAAGAAGGGTGCAGCGCTACCGAGCAAGAGCGGTGGGGCTCCGCGCTACCCGACGCCTAATGTGGCCTACCTCAAGAAGGCAATCCGCGCGGTCGGACGTGGCAAGGGCGATCACTCTACGATCCGTCGCTACCTGATCCGGCGTGCTAATGCTCTTGGCGCGCGGAACCTCATCCCAGAAAACTGGAACTCAGACGGGAGTACAAGCTAATGGCGACAGCCAGTAAGAAGACCAAGACGAAGGCACAGCAAGCTCAGGACGATGAGGAAGACACCAAGGACAACGGCGACGACGAAGAGCAAGAGGACGACAACGGCAAGTCGGACGCGCAGAAGCGTGAAGACGCATTCCGCCAGATGGTAGCCAAGAAGCGAGGCAAGAAGTAATGCCAGCTACTACGGGTGATAAGTATCTGTACAATCCAGGTCATGGTAATGGCTACGGCCATAATGCTAAGGGCCAGGAGCTGACATCCGAGATGACCGAGCTTGACCTCAAGCCCAATACTGAGGTCACGTTCCTGGAATTCGACGCCGACTCTGATTGGCCGCTGGTCGAATGGGTCGATGGCCAAGGCATAGACCGCATCACGACGATCGAGCCGAGTTCATTCGCAGACGACTTCACTCCACTTTAGCAGGGAGGCATTATGACACTTCTATCAGCAGGCCAGCTATTCCAGTACGCGGAGCAGCAGGCCCTCAACGCAGTATTCCTCAAGACGCAGAGCCCGGCGGTCGCAGCAACATACATGGCTATCAGCACGTCGGCCCAGTCCGGCGTACTCCAGTCGACGGCGACGACCATGGCTGATGCCACCATCAATGAGTACAACACTTCGACCGCCTACGCGCGGCAGAGCTATGGACCGGTCGCCGCTACCGCAGCGAGTCCATCGCTTATCTACAACACGTCTATCCTGACGTGGGGTCCGTTCACATCGGCTCCGGGTACGGCCAACTGGGGTATCGCTACGACTCTGGCTAGCGGCACGGGCGCGAATACCATTGCAGCGTTCTTGCTTGCCTCCCCGCGTACGCCGGCAATCGGTGACTCGCTCCAAGCCGCTGCTGGTACAGGCAGCGCGGGCGTGGGTTTCCTTTGCCAGGTGTAATATCAATAGGCCTGGCGACAGCAGACCTAGGGATTCCGCGAGTAGAGCCATGTAGCGCGCTAACAGGGCTCGCTACCATGTGTGGGGCTACACCCACATCTATGTATCACAGGACGTGCGGAGTAATCAGCCATGGCGCGGATATCTGGCTATGTCCAGTTCACGCTGCGCTTGTTGCGGCCGGAGCCGCTATGTGTCGCCAGTGCGCGGATCGAGGAGGCGTAGCTCAGGCATATGTTTACCGGATCAATATGATTCCGGTTAGGCTACCGAGGAGGTATCCTTGACTCTAGATGAGATTGCTGCACTTGAACAGGAGTGGATAGGCAAAGTACAGGTATCACAGTCAGAAACTTACTTCGACTGGCAGCCTTCTCCCGTTGGCCTATTTACGCAATTGCTGGAAGAGTGCTTGCCATACGTCCAGGCCGGAAATCAGACGTTTTTGGATGTGGGTTGTGGTATCGGGACCAAGTGCCTGATTGCTGCAAGTTACGGGCTGTCTGTTTCTGGCATTGATCGGGTGTCTGATTATATTGATGAATCGGCTCGACTTGGCATAGTTACGCAGCAAATGCTAATTGAGGATTTTGCTGATTATGCAGACTATGGTTTGGTCTATGTTAACCATCCGAGA